ATCGTTCTCCAGGCTAGCCACATTTAGCGTTACAGCAGCCTCGATATTCTTAATGCGCTCATTGCTGGCGATCTTTTCCAGCTCTGTGGCGGTCTGTATGGCCTGCTCTGCTGCCTTCTTGCTTTCCTCGGTAGACTTCTGCAATCCTTTCGCTAAATCCTCCAACCCACCAGAGGCCCAAGAACTGGCTTGGCCTGATAAATCTTTGCCCCTCTCCGTTACTGCGGCTATGCCGTCAGCAAGCTCCTGTGCGTTAATCCTGTCCCCACTGAAGGCGTCTTGTAGCGCGGCCTTGATCTCAGGGAGATATGACGAACTCTTCAGCTTATCTAGAGTAACCAGCAGACCCTCAAACACCCTGTCGCCGTCTACGCCTTCGATCTGAGTCAGTGTGTCAAACGCCTGAATAACCTTTTCTATCGGCTCGATAAGTTGGGCTGGGTCGATGCCGATGTCTTTTAATGCGGAGTTGGTCGCCTTGCTCGCGTCAATAATTCCCTGAAGCGATACAACCAGCGGTTCCAGCGTGATTCGCTCGGCTGTGACGACAATCTCCTCAAGCGAACCGTCCACAGCATTCAGGCTGCCCAGCACGGCCACAGCCTCGGTGCCAAATCCCAAGAAGGTGGCTGTGGCCGCGATGATAGAGCGCTCAAAGCTCACGAACGAGTCTACTAAGCTCTGATCACCTGATATGCTACGTTGAAACTCATCATATGCCGCGCCAAAGCCCTCCATGTTGGCGGCTGCGTCATCTATGGTTTTTGAAGCGATTAAAGCTCCCTGGCTGAAGGCATTGAACGCGCCAGAGTCCCCCGCCTTCTTGAAAACGTTGGTGATGGAGTTGCCAAGTCGGTTCAGGTTGTTGTCGTAGGTGTCAAACTGCGCGCCAGAAAGTCCCTCCTCCAATGACTTGGCAAACGTGATTAGCTCCTCCCGGCCCACCTGAGTGCTGGAGATCATCTTTCGTAATTCTGGGACGGTTTCCCCTAGAGATACAGCGAACTTCTCAAAGAAACCGGGTAAACGATCCGCGATCCCTTTCAGATCCTCAAGCTCGAAAGCGCCTTTGGATATACCCTGAGACAGCTGGACGAATGCGCCAGAAATATCGGCAGCGGTCGCGCCGGTCTGGCTCAATGTCCCAGCGAACGACTCAAAAATTAATCGCGTATCTTCTAGCGATATGGAATTACTCGCTGCGGCGAAAAACTTTGAGTAAGCATCTGCTGTCGAGAGAAGATTTAGCCCCAGCCTCCCTGATGCCTCCGTGATAAAGGTAAGCTCATTGGCTGCGAGCTGAGAAGACCCCGTTGCGAATGTCAGAGACCTATCAAACCGCTCCAAGGCTGCATTCGCATCCAGGAACTCTTTTACCACCACGCTAGTGGCAACGGCCGTTAGGGCAAGAGCTAGCTTGTTCACCTCCCTAGATGCTGTCTCGTACTTATCAAACGAGGCGCCCAAGCCCTCAGTGGCACCCGAAGCGCGAAGCGACTCCCGGTACATGTCGCCAAAATATGACGAAACAACAGGCAGATTGCTCCCGCGAATCCCGCCAATGCTTGAGCCGAGTAATAGCGTTCGCTGTGAGGCGATGGCCGCACTACCTGAAATGGCCGCCATCGATGCGGGGAGGGTGGCGAGGCTGGTCCCTGCCGCCGTTCTGACAGATGCAGCTAGCCCGGCTGTAGCTACGCTGGCGGCGCTAGCAGACGCGCTAAGTGCGGCCAGGTCGGCCTGAAGGGCATTGGTGGCACCACTCACCTGATTGTTGCCTTTGAAGACAATCTCTACTGTGCGTGAAACGTCCGCCATTCTATTTCTTCCGCTCGTAGTAAGCCGCCCACAGCGTTATTTCCTCGTCAGTGAGGAAGCCCTGCGGGATCACATCAGGTCGGTGTTCGTAAAGGTAGCCACCCCGCCCGTCGAGCAGGGTCATCGCAGCCCTTAGGCTGTGATCGTTGACGAGGCGGCTTCTGGCTTTACCATTTCGGCCCCCTGTCCAGTGAGAAGCGTGATCTCATTTGTTAGCTGGAGAAATTCAATGGGGAAGTTTTCAGCCAACTTTGCCGCCACAGGCATGGTGATCTCTGGGGATACTGACCCAGCGACTAGCATCTGCAACCGTTTCGCTATCTCTCCCGGCGTACCGTCACCCATCCCGATAGCCTTGCGAATCTCTTTCGCCTGGTCGCCGGTGCTAGTGATGGCCTGAATAATCTTCGATACATCTTTCTGCGTCGATTCGGCGATATGCGCCCGATGAAGTTCGTTGGAACTTATCCCCCGCACAATCCATTCGTGCGGCTCCTCGTCAAAAAACTCCTCGAGGGCAGGCACAGACACTGCCTTAGTGCGGGCAGTGAACTGTGCAGACACAAACCTTTCCGAATCAAACGACATCAGCTCGCGACTCTAGTCGCCGGAGCCTCTGCCGCAATCGTACATGCACCGACGATGTTATCGTCAGCCGGGTAGGTCATCACGATCCCCAGCTTGCCCAACTGCAACATGTGCGGCGTCGCAAATCGGTCAGGGAAGAATTTCCACCACAGTTGCTCGCCTTCAAGCGTTGCCAGGGAGTCCGTCACACCGTCTTCCATGTAGGCATTGAACGTCGATGCGTTCAGCGTGGCGCTAGAGCTTCCCAGGGTAGTCCCGTAAATCTGAGTGCTATTGACCTGATACGAATTCGCGGCAGGAACAAAATCATCAGACAGCGGAACGGCTGCAAAAATCGGCGTTGCGTATGAGGCGAAAACCGCCTTCGCTGTTGGGCCGGTGTGGATCGCAGGCAAGGCACTGATAAACGTGATCTGCCCGTCTCCATAATTCACCGTATAAGACGGATTGATCGCCTGCTCAACATGCAGTCCCGGTGTTGCAAAGACCTGCGTGGTCGTAATGACCGCAGCGCTATCGTCCACCACCCGTACTTGGGCTATCTCGATGGAATCCGTGGGGATCAAAGGAGGCCCGCCAGCCGCAGCGCGAGTCTCACTGAATGCAGCAGAGCCGCCATCAGTACCCGCAACAACCGCAATCGCACCAGATGAGTTAACCGTAACGCTGCACACCTTTGAAACCGCCGTCGCAGGCCGCGTAATAGCGACATCCGTATCAGCGGCAACGCTAGTCACCACCCCATTGAGGTTGCACGTTAGCGCCGCCACATCGACATTATCATTGCCTGCAGCAACAGCAGGAATGACCGCTCCGCCAGTCAACAACCCATTGGGCAGGATAACCGGGGCAAATCCACTTCGTCGGCTCCACAGTGCCGCCGGGGAGGTAAATACAGTCAGACTGCCCCCTGCGGTCAATGCAGCCATTGCGACGGACGTTTGCCCGCCTTCATAATCTACTCTTGCATTCTCAGCTGTTGGCATTGGGAGCCTCCTTCACTGTTGTTTTGCGTTGTCTGCCTCGCTTCTTCGGTGCCGGTTTTGGGGCAGGTTTCGCCCCATACACGCTATGCACCTTCGGATCGAATTGGTCGGCAGCAATAACCCGAAAACCTCTCGGACTATCGCTGCGAACTATTTTCACCGTTTCAATCTGCATTGGGGTTTAGCCCAGCAGAAGAGCGATGCCGTCCGGCTTCCACGCTTTGAAGCCCCACACGGCGGCGACATAAATCATGGTTTTGTTGAAGCCCTTGTAGGCGCTTATCTCAAATACCAACCCTGAATGCGGATCTTGAACAAGCATCACATCCACAGCGGCATCACCACCAGCAGGCTTCGCAGGCGCTCGCATAGCAAGCTCAACCGCCGCTTGGTGCAGTGCGACGTTTGCAACGTAGCTGTTGCCGATAGCAAGTTCAGCGGCTGTCGCGACAGTCTCTTGGATGCCTGGGCCGCCAATAACCGCGCTGCCACCAGCAGCCGTGAAGCCAGTGAGAACCACATAGTTCTGCGAATCACTTGCAAAGGAAACAACGTCACCAGCGATCAGCGTTCCGCCATCACCGCCGTCTAGAGCGATGGACGTTGCACCAATTGCGCTACCACCGTTAGAGTCCAAGCCAGTGGCGGTGCCCTTGGTGTGGCTCTGAACCTGCGCCGACTCCTTCATCATAAAACCGCTCAAGATTTCGAGCGTTCCCTGGCGAAGCATCTGAGAGCCTCCTGCCTCGTTCACCTTCTGCAAGTTCGAGAGCTGGCGCATGTTCGTTCCAGCAGACGTACTCATCACCAATGATGTGCGGCTATCAGTGACCGGCATACCGTTGTCTTGAAGGATCTGACGCACCTCGGGGATGAGGTCGAAGTTAGAGGCGAAAGGCGTGGTGCCAGCCGTACCAACTGCGCGAGAGGCGTTGGTGTATGACTCAATAGCGAGGTCAGTCTCGATCTCGTTACTCAGCGCACGCATTGCCTGTGCAATCTGGTCGCCGTAGATGGTTTCATAACCCGAACCACCGCCTACGTAGCGTATATCTTCTCCCGTCCAGGGGATGCCGACGCCGCGCTGCTTGGTTAGCGTCATGGACTTGTTATCAACGGTCTGATCATCACCCTCGGGGATCGTCATTGCAGGCGCAAGATCACCCACAGTTGCCGCGCGAGTGAAGTGTGATCGAACAGTGGTGCCGACGGCTGCCTGCTCGGTCCCTGCGTTAATGGTCACAGACGGGATGAATCCCACTGCTTCCCGGCCTACAATATCCGCCGCTTTGTAGATGTCTGCGGCTAAATCGGTTAGTACGTTCGCCATGCTGTCTTACTCCAGATGTTTAGTTAGGCTGCTTCTACGACCTTTCCGCCGTTGCGAGCAAAAGCTGCGCGCTGAACTTGGGATGCAGAGTCAAAATCTGCTCGGGTCATGGTTTTTGCGTCGCCAGCACCTCTCGTATTGGCAGAACGAACACCAGCGCCTCCCGCGCCAGTTGGCTGGAGCAGATCAGGTCTGGCTTTCGCCAGCATCGCTACTCCGTCAGATACAGACAGCAAACTGCCTGAATCGTCTTTATAAAGAAGCTCATCGCCTTCCCACTCCAGCCGGGGAGAGATGAAAGCCTCCATGATGTCTTTCGCAACCCAATCATGCGAGGCAAGTGCTGCGCCTAGCTTGATCCGCTTCTGAGATTCCATCAGCTTGCTGGTTGCCGATTCGGTTTTGACGTTCGCCTCATCCAAATCGCGCTGCATTCGCTTCAGCTTGGCCTCGTATTGCTTGCCAGCCTCTGCGGCTCCCTTTACGTCGGGGAGGTCATCAATATCGTCTATGGAATCAATTCCTAAACGCTCGAGCAGTGAGGATTGTTGCCCCTCTAGGCTAGTGACCTTATCTTTCAGACCCTTTCGCCCGGAAATACTTTCAGTCCGCGCAGTGTCGCGCTGACCCTTCAAATCACTGACGTACTCGCTCAACTCGGAGAAACTCGCTTCCTCCATAGTGTCTTTCAGCGTTTCAATGTCCATATCGGCCTCTCGCCTATTGGGTTCCATTGCTAATATACGACTAATTTGTTTCATGCCGTGAAACAGATGTGCGGCAATATGGGGATAAATCCGCCCGCAGAACGTACCCCTATGCAAGAAAAAGACAGGTTTCAGTTCATAGGACACGCCCTGCGCGGCGATGGCCCGTTCCGCCCCAAGGTCACAATCGACTCTTACGGCAAAGCATACGACGTTGGCGAGAGCTATCTGGTCAGGTATCCACGGGAGAGCGAGGAGAAATTCGCCCGCCGCAATGAGATAGCTTTCTACGCTTCTCCCCTGCAAAGCGCGGCGTCTAGATTCGCGTCCTACATCAGCGGGAAGGCAGTACAGCGTGACGGGATGACCGGGCTGTATGAATCAATGTCGGAAGACATAGACGGCAAAGGAAACAACCTCGATGTTTTCTGGCAGGATTTTATGGTCGGGGCAAAGGCTCGCGGCTCCATGCTGCTGTTAGTAGATATGCCGCAGAGCATCGGGACATCACTGGCCGACCAACTAGAGAATCGGCGCTCCCCCTACTGGACGCCGATTGATCCAGAAATGGTCACCGGCTACAGATTGACCGAGGCCGGATCTTTTGAATACGTCGAATTTGCCGGAACATTCCCGGACGACGACGACAAAGACCAGCCATGCACGTGGTATTTCGATGATGATGTCTGGCAACGCCTGGATCGTGAAGGCAAGGTGAAAGCTGAGGGCACGCATGGCCTCGGGGTCTGCCCCATGTTGATCTTCACTGAGCATGGGGACTTCCCCTGTTATGGGTCATTCGCCCCCATTGCCGATCTATCTAAACGCCTGTTCAATCTAAATTCAGAGCTAGACGAGATCCTGCGCTCGCAGACATTCTCAATACTTGCTCTCAACGTCCCTGAAGGGAGCGTAAACGCTGACGTCCTAGACGCCGCAAAGACCGCAGGGGAGACCATTGGCGCTAGCAGCTTGCTGATGTATTCGGGGAGCCAGCCTGATTTCATTGCGCCGCCTGACGGCCCAGCACGAATATATCTTGATCGGATCGAATCAATTAAGGCGGAAATACAGGAGATCGCCTTACAAGTCGCCACGCCAAATCAACGTGAGTCTGGTCTAGCAATGCAAACGCGGTTCGCGATGATAAACGCGGAGCTGTCCCGGTTCAGCAAACGGATGGAAGATTTCGAGTATCGCGCATGGGATCTCACTGCGCGCTGGCTAAATGTTGCCAATACCCCAGAATCTGAGTGGCCTAGAGACTTCAATATATCGAACATCGATCAAGAAATGGAGATTTTGCGAGGGATGCAAGAAACTGCCATGACCCCGGAGGTCATACAGCAGCAGCAAAAGAGAATCGTTCGCATACAGTTTGACGGTGCGCCTGACGATGAATTGGATACAATGATCTCATCCATCGATAACGGAGCAAGCGCCGCATGATCGAGGTCACCACTCTAGGTGTCAGTGAATTAATTGCTGACGTTAAGGCTCTCCCGGTAAAGCT